GGGTTACTAATAACACTTATTACACACTTTGTGTATTTTTGTATAATAATACACAATTTACAATATTATGTGGAAGATGTAAAAATATATTTACAATTAATTAAAAAATGTTATAATAAAATTCTAATAATATGAAAAGAGGTATAAAAAATGGTTGTGAAAACTAAAGAATTTAAACTAACGCAAATTGATGATTCTATTTATTGTGATTTGCTTGCCTATCGTCCTTGTAGAATGATTACAAATAAGAACACGTATGAATGTATTGACCTTTCATATAATTTACGTGAAATTAAATCAATAATTTTCATAGTTAGTGGTTGTGTTGTGTGTAAAATTTCAATACCTAGAGGAAACGTATACTACAATGACACGGTATATTCATCAAGTAAAATTGAGGAAATTGTACGTGAAAATTTAGATATTGATGGCATAAAAGAATGGGGGGAGTTATATGTATAATTATAGTATTTATGGATTAATAGCAATGTTGATTATAGTTATTATAGTTCAATCATTAATAATCAATCATCAAGACAAAACTATAGAATCATTAAAGGCAAAATTTAATTACATAGTATGGGGTGATTACAGTGGCAAAAAAAACTAGATATCAAAAAGACATTACAAGAATTAATGAAAGATTATATCAAGTTGGAAAAACTTTTGGAAAAGAGGATACAACGTATCAATCCATAGTTTCGTACCTATCTTCAATAGGGGCTAACACTCACGAAACAACTAAAGGGTACATAGCAATTTCTCAAAGTGAAAAATCAAAATTAACAGAAAAGCAAGTTACTAAACTTTTATCATTTTCAACAGTAGGCGAAAAAATTAAAAGAGGTCGAAAGTCATTAAAGAAAAGAGGTGTTAAAAAGCCAACAAGAAAAAAAATAATAGAACACGTAATGAAATCATCAAAAATTAAACAATTCATAAAAGAACATGAACAAGAAATTTACTCATATAAAGAGTTATATCAAGCGGTGAAAAGAAGAAAAGACGAAAACAATGCAAGGTTGTATGAAGATGAGGTAATTGAATTATTTAATTTGATTGGTGAGCCAATGGAATTGGAAGAATATAAAGATATTTTTGAAAGTGAGAAAATTATAAAATGAAAAAAGTCAACAACAATGCAAAAATTTCATATGAGTATGATTCATATTTTATAAACGAGATAACAACAAGTGGGTTTTTCACTAGACTATTTAAAAATGTAAAAACTAATTCTATTGGAAGAGGTAAGCACTCAAAAACATACTATGAATTGCATTGTTGTTTTGACATTGAAACATATACATCTATTGATAGTAATAACGGGTATATGTATATATGGCAATTTGGTATTGCGTCAAATAATAATGATATGACTGTAATAATGGGTAGAACATGGGAAGAGTTTGACCGATTAATAGAATTATTGATTAGTGGGTTATTTTTAGATTCGAAACATAGATTACTAGTTTTCGTGGCTAATTTAGGGTATGAATTTCAATTCATTAGAAAAAGATTAAATATAACATCATATTTTTTTCGTGAAAAATACAAACCATTAAAATTTACACATAATGATTGTATTGATTTTCAAGATATTCTGCCCGTAAGTGGTGGGTCACTTGCTTACGTTGGGAAAACATATTGTAATACTCAAAAATGTATAAATGACCTAGACTATTCAACGCCTAGAAATTCAAAAACAGAATTAACTGAATTAGAGTTATCATATTGTGAAAATGATGTTTTAATAGGTTGCGAATGGTCAATGTATTACTTTAAAACTTATATAAATGGGGGAATTGGTTACAAATCATCACCTTTGACAATTCAATCAACAATTAGACATGATTTAAAAGAGGGGGCTAAAAAGTGGTATGAATCAAATGGGGGAAACCCTAAAAATGTTGGGTTAGCAATTTCTTCATGTTTTCCATCTGAAAAAGTATACCATTATCTAATGACATGGTGTTTTCGCGGTGGATATACTCATGGAAACGTGGCACACATTGACGAATTAATTGATTATTCTAAAAATGTCGCGTCATTTGATTTTACAAGTGCTTACCCTTCTGTTATGGAACATTGTTATTTTCCATCAAAATTTTACACAAAGAAAAATGTGAATTATGATGACTATTTAGAATTGATTAAAAAATATTGTGTTATTGCAACATTAAAAATTAAAAATGTTACACCAAAAACACAACATTCAATTGAATCCAAATCAAAATGTATTAGTTTAGTAAATCCAATAATTGACAACGGACGTGTTAGATTTGCCGATGAAATGACAGTGTGCATAACTGAATTGGATTTTAGGATTTATAATAAATATTATAATTTTGATAGCATTGAAATAATTAATTGCATGATTGCGAATAGAATTAAATTACCTGATTATGTATTATCGCCAATGGAAAAAAGCTATGAACAAAAAGCGATTTTAAAATCAAAAGGTTTACAATATGACGTGCCAAAGGCAATTTGTAATTCATTTTATGGGGTAATGGTAACGCGTCAAAATTTGCAAAATATTACATATGAAAATAATGAATATGGTGTTGAATCAAATAAACCATATGATGAATTAATAAAATCACAAGTTTTACTACCACAATGGGGGATTTATATTTGCGCACATAATAGGTTCAATCTTTTAAGTGTTTTATCCCAATTAGGTGATGACGGTTTATATTGTGATACTGATTCTATAAAATGCTTAAATGCATGGAATCATTTAGATGTTTTTAACCAATATAATAAAAGAATTGAGAAAATGAATATAAAAATGTGCAAAGATAGAAATTTAGATTTTAATATTTTTGGTGACTTAGGTGTATTTGATTATGAGGGCAAGTTATTATATTTAAAATATTTAGGTGCAAAAAGATATATTTATACAACTATTAAAAATGGTAAACTAAAGGATGTCCAAACTATTGCTGGATTACCAAAAAATATTTTAATAACTATGTATAAAGATAGAAATGAGTTATATAAAAATTTTAAAGATGAAATGGAAGTAAAAAACACTGGAAAATTATATAGTTATTATAATGACGATGAATGTGCAGAATTAATTGAGGATTTACAAGGAAACATTGTTGAAATGAATGAATTTTCTAATATTGGATTAGTTCCTTGTGACTTTCATATGTCATTAGATGAAAATTGGCTTGAATACTTCATAGAATATCAAAAATCATTGAAAGAGAGGGAAAAAAGATGAACAAATTTATAGATGATGACAAAAACAAGGGTATATTAATTGATTGGAAACAAGCAAGAAAAGATTTTAGAAAATTAGGAATCCCGACACATTTATATAATCCATGTAGAGAGCCTTTAGAAAAGGCAAAACACCATATCATATTGTCACAACGGTCAAGTGGTAAGACAACTAATTTGATTTTATTGGGAATGATTTTAAATCAAAATCATGGAATTATAATACATTATATAAGAAGTAGAGAGGAATATATAACACCAAAAAATATAAAGGATTTAATGTCTACTATTCAATCATTCGGGTATATTGAAAAAATAACAAACGGAAAGTATAATTCATGTATATACCATGCTAGACGTTGGTATTATTGTTTGAGAGATGAAGAAGGAACAATAATTGTACAATCACAAAATCATTTTATGATATGCATGTCATTTGATAATAATGATAATTATAAATCTAGTTATACGTGTAATGTGGCAGACTATGTTATAGTTGACGAATTTATTGAAAGATTTTATTACCAAAATTCATTCGTTTTATTAATGGATTTATTAATGACATTGAAACGTAATAGAATTTCAATGACAGTTTTTTATTCAGCAAACACAATCGACAAAAACACAATATGGTTTGATGAATTTATGATTAAAAAAGAAGTAAATAAAATGAAAATTGGCGAACAGAAACTTATTGAAACTAAACAAGGAACACCAATAAATGTTCATATTTTTTCAATAGATTCAAAAAACATTGAGCAAACCAAATTACAAAAATTAAGCAATCTTTTATACTTTGGGTTTAACAATCCAAAATTAGCAAGTATAACGGGAGAAGATTGGGCTATGGGGAATTACCCACACATACCAACCGAAAAACGCAAAATAGTATCAAGAAATCATTATATAAAATTTTCAACCGATTTACTTAGATTAACCATAGTTAAATTTGAAAAATTGGGTTATGGTGTTCTTGTTACAAATGCAACAACATCATATGACGATAGTGTGATTTACACAATAGACGATATAACTGACCCACGTTTCAGGCATTCATATGGTTATACTAAACTAGACAAAATAATATGGGATTTATACAAAAAGAAAAAATTTTACTACTCAACCAATGAAGTTGGGGCAATAGTTGAAAGTTATATAAAACAAATTAGCCGTGGGTAAATACCACGGCTTTTTTAACTATAGATAAAAACCACTAATCAAAATTGACCTTAACCTTTCCAACTCGTTAGAGGTGCAATCGAATCCACTCAAATCAACATCACTTGTTAATTTTGTAAACCCATTTAATTCACTTAATTTATATGTATTCATACATATAAAACCTTTAGTGTGTGCAAAATTAGATGGGAGTGTAACAATAGGTGTTCTAATTATATAATAGCAATATTGAGGTGAAAGAGCACCAACCATTGAACTAGGTGCACCGAATGTTGTGCTATGATTTTGTACACTTAAAATGCTAGTTGCATCACTAACCGTGCCAATTGCATTTCTACTAATTGCATCGCCTACTAATGAAACACCACTTTGTAAAATAGCACTTTGCACTTGTGATTGATTACTAGCGGTCAATGGAATTGATACCGCACAATTTCCTTGCGATGTATATATTAATGTTTTTCCACCACCTTTTGAGGTGTAAACCATAACACCGAATGAGCCACAAACCACATCAAAAACGTAATCTATTGTGACAGTATAACCACACACATCCTTAGGTTGTAAACTAATCATTCCTACTAATGGTAAGTAAAGAGCAACACTTGTGTAAGGGTCATAACCTAAAAATCCCGTATTAACCTTAGGCATTGTAAACGTGGCTACATTTACCCTTGTCATGTTCTGTCCCAATTTTTCGCCGCTTACATTAGTTTCAACATTTCCAAGTACAACAGTCGCATTATCGCCACCAATATTACAAGGCATATAATGAAGTGCAACTAAATTTTCAATAGCTGAATTATTGAAATTTTTGATATTATCAAAAAGTGAATTTCTCCATATGAATGACCCTAAATCACTCAATGCTGTTTTACTTAATTTATATGTGCACGTTAAATTAGAAAAACCACCAAACTCACTTCCGTCACCATCATTTCCCGTTGCGTCACTTTCATCACTAGATTCCTCACCAATATTATCAAAAGTATTATCTGTTGCGGAATAATAATTATATCCATTATTATTCTGCGATGGTGGTTGTATGAATGCCCTACCAATTCCAAAAACTTTTCTACCTAGTGTTATATTTTCAAATTTTGCTTGTATATTAGATCCATCAAAAATCTCAATAGAATTAATATTAATTAGTGCTTGTCTATCAATTGTTGCTGATAACCCACTCCATGATGTTGTATATTTACCTGTTGTTGGAATGTTAAACGAATAATTATTAGGTGCACCAAGATTAACTACAATGTGCGTGTATAACAAATCAGTAGCATTTTCATTTTGTGGCACTGTATTAAATTCGATTCTATCACCATTATTTGTTATGTAAATATCACACGCGCAACCATCTAACTGTCTACGATTAAGTGCGTTGCTATAGTCACCCGTTCTTACATATTCAAGAAAATCAGACCTATTATCAAAAATAGGAAAATCAAAACCAAATGATGTGTCTATAACAGTAGATGATTCCCTTTTGTTAGGATAACCGATTGCCCAATATTGGTCACGATAAAGTCTATTATGTGTTCCGTATACAACGTTGTATTCGTCAATATCATAATACACTCTACCTATTGTAGTAGTGTTTACTGCTTCTAATAAAATACTATCACGATTAACATTATTGGGGTCAACATATCCACCAAACCTTGCGCTATCTGGATAGGTAACCGTATATTGATATTCAGCATCTTGACCGCTTGTAAAATCTCTTGTATAAGTCCATTTTGAAGTTCCCATTCTAAACACCCCCACATGTTGTTAAATAAATCATATACCCGTCATTAACCTTATTGCCAACTTGTTTACATATGAAATTAGTATTAGCTTGTGCAATAAGTTCATTGTCAACAATTTCAATATTTCTTTTTCTCTCTTGTCTTTCAACGGTAGCCGTGATATTTAAAATGTTATTTGAACTAAGCACATCACTTATGCCCGTTAACTGAATTAAGTTATCGCTTAAACCAATGCACGATTCCACAAAATAATATCTTTTGAAATGAGGAATAAAAAAATAATTACAATGGTCATATTTACCCCTAATTATTATAGTAGGTTTTTCAACATCAATAGGTGCTTTAAAATCACAATCAGTGTCAACTATCAATTCTTTTTCCTTTATATAATAAAGTGGGTCACTTGTCATTTTATATAATTTAACATTAGCCAATAAAAATCACCACCTAACAATAAAATAAATTTTGATGTGCAAACAAATCAAAAAACCATTTAACTAGATTGTATTGGTCAAGTTCAAGTTGAGAATTAACCATTTGCTGACTTGTAGTAATTCCTAGATTCCCATGCTTTTTCTCAATGTCAGTATACTCTGAGTAATTTTTTTCATATGTATCAGTATAATTCTTATTTTTAAAATTCGATATTACTTTTTCGCTATTTGAATATGTGTCACTATTATATCCGTATGGGTGTGATTCACTTTCGTTAACCCCCTCATGCGTTCCAACAATATCTGTATCGAAATCTTTATGTGAACCATGTGTAAATTCAATAGTGCCGTTATAATTTTCAAGTGGGTTATATTCTAATTGTAATGTGTCATATGAATCAAAAAGCATTTTTTTATAAGCACCAACAAAATGACCCCATAAAAATTTAAAAGCATTTAGAGGTGGTACTTCTTCATTATGCGTATCAATAAAATTCTTATCGATATGTTGCGCTAAAAAATATTGTGCAATATCGCTTGTGATTAAATTAACCCCGTCATGCGTAATTGGTGTAAATCCATCAATAAAACTATTATAAGTTTCTGTGTCAAATTTCATCATTTTCATTTTCAAATACCTCACTTTCATCGGCTAAACCATTATCACTTTCATCGGCTAAACCATTCACACTTTCATCGGTTGAAATGGCTACATACTTTTCCCATTCATTAGCCCATGATTTAGAAAATTCAACTGTAATATTTGTGCCAAAAATTCTATTAATATTGTCAACCATTTCCAATCTTTGCTCTAACATATCAATAGGGTCAATGAATGAAAAAGAGGTTGAGCCGTCAATCTCTCGTTCTGTCTGTTGCGCCATTTTTCCCGTTCCTTGAATTGCTTGACCATAATGTGTGGTAAACTGTCGCAAAACATCGTCTTTTGAATGAAATAGGTATTGTAATTTGTCAGTTTGAGAAACATCTGTCAGATTAATCATATCAATTGCCTTTGCTTGATTGTCTAATTCTTTCAATAAGTTGTCACTTAAAATAGATGCAACTTTACCGTCATTAATATCTTTCAACGCATTTTCTAATGATAATTTAGTTTTTGTATCATTCGCTATTGGTATTGGATGCATGCGTGTGTTTTTAATAGTAGTTAAAATTGACACATCCAATTCACTCATTAATTCAGCATTTTTATATATATCAAAAGTTGGGCACATTGTACTATTATTTAAACCAAGAACAACGTCAACATTTTTAATACCTCTAATCTCACCAATAGGACACACACCAAATGAGGTAGTGCCTAAGTTATATGCATCAATTTCACCACTTAAATTAGGTGGCACACAATATAATTCATCATTAATCTTTCCAACTACTACTGACCCGTATGTGTTTAAATACATTTCTAAAAATCTTTTTTCTAATGTTTTTGGGAGATTTTTGTAATCAAACATTGAAATCATAAACCGCATAAATTCGTTTGCGTAGTTAAATGTTGATAGATTTTTTTTATAATTTTCTTTTAAATTTTCAAACCAAATCATTTTATCACCTCTTTTATTTTAAAAAATTAAAGGGGTGATTAATCACCCCTTTTTGACTATGATTAAATTAATCATTGAAAAATGCAACCATTGAGTAATTTGAATCTAAAATGTAGTTAACTAACATATGGTGGTATTCATTCCAAAAATCAGCAATAGCTGTATAATTGCTTGTGACCTTTGACTTATATGGGCAAATTCCAAGTGCCATTCTATCAAAAACAATACCAATTGCATTTGATAACTCAACCGCATCTGTTCCAATTCCTAATTTATTATTAGAGTCCGCACCGATTGAAATAGATGAGTTTGTTGTATAATCAAATACATTAGTACCATCATTTACACCTTGCCATGCTGAAACCTCGTCATATGAGCCAATACCAATCTCATCTAAATTATAAGTATTTGCACGCACATTGAATTTTGTACTAGATACAAAATCAGTTAATAAAATCTTATTAACGTCTTTAGCTTGCATTGGTACACTACCATTATTAAATGCCGAAGTCATTCTTCTCATATACTTCTCTACATTTCTAATTCTTCTTAAACAATAAACCAAATATGATTCATTTTCTAGTGCGCTTTCGCTTGTTGCTGATGAATCAATAATCCCCTTTGACTTAGCTTCTGTCAATAAATGAACTGAATTTTCTAGTGCTTTATCACTAACGGCAATAGCGCATGAAACAAGCATATGAGCATAAGCATCTAACCCGATATCGATAGTATTTTTAACATTCTGCTGAATACCACTTAAAAATTTATTCATTTCATCCCATGAAGTGAAAGCCATTTTAATAGCATCTTCTGTCAATGAAATAGGGCACATAATAGTTTTTGCTTCTTCAAAAATCTTTGCTGACGCATTAGGCTTGTAGAACTTGTGATCATCATATGATTGCCCGTCTACTAAATCATACATTTCGTCTTTAATCAAATCTTGTGGTGCAAAGTAAACACGTTCAAGATATCCACCCCAATCAAAAGAATCAATATAGATTGATTTTAATTCGCTCACATATTCTCGTGATTCAATATAGAGTTTTCCAATCTGTGTTAATAAAGTTTTTACATATGAATCAACTGACCCACTATCTAGTACATCCTTACCAATGTCTACCAATTTGTACGAATCAAGATCACCAAAATCTCCCGACTGTTCCATGTACTCACTACCTAACGTCTGTGCAACCGCTTTTTGTGTTAAACTCACAACGTCTTTAAATTTCATATAAATACCTCACTTTCTTAAATAAACATATAATTAATTTCTAGTTTTGCGTTTGTAATATCAATCAATTCCTCATCATATCTAATAAACCCAAGTACAAATTCATTAGGTGATTCGTACCACGTTAAAGGAGGTAATGATGATTCATAGCGAACTAACCTAAATGAAGTTATAATGTGATTATTATATTTATTATAATTTTCAAAATTTAATTTGTCAATTCGTAGCCAAATGTATGTTTCTTCTTCATGTAAATCTAAGGTAATTTCTTTTTTTCCTACTTCAATTACCTCGTTTAATAACTTGTTTGAAAAATTTGAATAAATCATGGTGTTACCTCGTTTTCATCTTTTCTCAATTCATGTAGCATTGTTTTAATAACTACTAAAGATTCATTAATTGTGCTTGTGAACCTATAATTCATGTAGCAAAAATAACACACAACCGCTACCGCAATTCCATTGTTGACAATAATGTTTACCCATTCTTCCATTAATACTTCACCCACTTTCCTAAAACGAATCCATTAATAGAATCATAATTAATTTCAAGCCACCCGTTTTCTAATTCATTAATAATTTCAATTTCATTATTATGTGGTATTGCTTTCAAAACTTTACCATTTAAGCTACTTTTTGCCCTGATATTAAGACCACTTTTCGCAATAACAATACCGATTTTTTTTGAATAGTCCACTAATGGTTTTTTGAATAGGTTAACTTCTTCAATTCTTCTATTATATAATCCACTCAATTTTTTACCATTTGCCTTACAATATAAAGGCATTTTTTCAATTATTTCTTCTTTTGTTCGTTTCCCATTATTAGTGAGTTGGTCAATGTTTCCCACATTCATACAAAAAGAAACTAGAGCCGAAAATTCGTTATTATTAAAATCATAAATTTTATTATATTTATCAACTATTTTTTCAAACTTTTCAATGTCTTTTTCTAACAATTCATTAGCCTTTTGTTGTGTGATTGTTTGATTTTTTTTAACATCTTTTCCCGTGTGTCCATATCCTATTGTAAGAACACCAGCTGGGCATATGTATGATGTTAATTTACAACCCTCATATTTTTTTATTAACTCAAGTCCATATTTGTTAATTTTAATAATTACACCACCTTTACATGAAAAACCATGTGATTGTTACTAACAAATCACATGGTTTTATTAATTAATTAAGATTAGCAAACGGGTCAGCCTCTTCACCATCTTCTAAAATGATAAACGCAATAGGGTATATAGCACCCTCTTTTACATTTAATGAAATTTTGATTTTTGAGCCGATAGCCGTAGTCTTTTCTGTAAACTCTTCAAAACTTAATCCCTTGTTTCTAGTATCCTTACATGGTATATTAAACTTGCTATTAATATTAATGTAGCCGTTTTTTTCTTTAACCCAATTAGGTGTTAAACGTGTTCCACTATTTGAATAAGCATTATCAATTATTTCCCATGGTAAGGTATTTTCATCACACTTGATTGATAATCTGTTTTTGATAGATTCATCAAATTTACTTGTTCCGATTCGTGCCGATGTAACAACACCTTCAACAACAATAATGTTCTTTTTAGTTTCATTTGCTTTTGCCATATAATGACCTCTCTTTCATGTTTTCTTAGAATATTGATATTACATAAGTGGCACTATGTATTTACTATTCGCCCATAGTTTGGCGATATTTTTATGATTAATATTTATTAATCATGTTATATGTTATCAAATTATTATTAATATGTCAATATGTTTTCACATCTTCCACATAATATTGTAAATTGTGTATTATTATACAAAAATACACAAAGTGTGTAATAAGTGTTATTAGTAACCC